GTCTTTAGGACCTTCAGGTGCAAATGAATCAAAATCAGGTATTTGAATACCTTGTATGAAATATTTCATAGCTTGAGTATCTCTCTCTTTTGTTGAATTTTTGAATATTTGTTTTACTTTAGATTCATTAGGTACAAAACTCCAACTATTATTAAAATAATAAGGTCTTTGTATGACAGTTGTAAGTAGTTTTTCTTGTATAGCACTATCAGTACCAAATCTATTAAAAAACTGTGTAATATTATCATTAGTAGTTGTTACACCAAATGAAGATGCTAAAGGATTTTCACCTATAGTGCCTATAGAAGTCGCTAAATCAATTACTTCATCAACTTGATTTAATTCTAAATTTGTAACTTTATTGACAGCGTTACCTACATTACTAACTAATCTATCAAAACCCGCTGTTATACTATTTTGGTTTTCATTCTTTGCCATATTTTAAACCTTTATTTAAATATTTTAGGACTAATACTTTTCTGTTTTTTAATTGCAGGTACAGGTACTTTCATAATCTCAAGCTTAGATACTGTTTTTAGAATATTATCAATTAATCTCTTAACTTCTGAGTTACCTGACTGCTTTAATAAAATTGTTAGAAACTGTCTCAACTCATAATAAGTCAAACCAGCTTGTTCATTTACTAGTTGTAAACTTTCACATATTTGTCCACTTTTAGACTCTACTAACATACTAGTGTCATATGAACAAATAAATTTTTTCAGATCATTTAAACTTTTTTCTTTAATACTAATCATATACTTATCCTACATAAAATGCAGAATGAGGACCTGTCCATCTTACGATCTCGTCTGTCCATTTTTCCCATTCTGATTGACCTTGTTCACCAACTGCTGTATCTACAGTGCCACCACCTGGTAACTGAACACCTGAAAACTTACTTCTCACAAGACCTAATATTATTTTAGCTTTTGCAAGAGCTAATCTTTTAACATACCAGTTACCAGCTAATTCACTAATAGGTGGAACTGTTTTTATACCCATTACTATATGACCTTCTTTACTTTGTTCAATAGGGTCTGGGAATAATTTAAGTGTTTGTGTTTGTGAGTTATAATTAAAATCAAATCGTTGAGATAACATTCTTTTTGACATATCAACAAACTGACTTGCTAATTCAAAAGATACATAACTACTATTCATACCATAGTGATAAGGTAAAACACCTTGATTAGCCATTTGATTTTCTATTGAAAATAATGTGTTTATACCACCGTCTAGTTCTTCTTCTAAAGCAAAAACAGTTTTGGCATTGTAAGCCGATAGTGACATTCCTACATCTTGTGTATAACCACTTAATGGTAACATAACGTAGTTGTCTCCCATCTCAGCATATTCAGTATAAAACTCCATAGCATCTGCAATCGCAGTTGATAGCTGGTCATCTGTTAATTCTACTGTTATTAATGGATGTCCTAATTGTTTTAATATCCAGTCTTGAAGACCTGATAAACTTGTTGTTGATTGGTTGATATAAGTACCACTTAATGTTGTCATATTGTGAGTCCTTTTATTATTACATACAACCGTATTTACAAAAAAATCAATAAAATGTAAATACTCCAACCAATGTATAGTGATAAAAAATAAAGGAAAGACATGGGTATTAATGATGATTTCATAAGAGGTAACGAAAACCTCAAAAAACCGAATACGGTGATACACGTTCCTGAGTCAAAACAACAAGAGTATATTCAGGAAATCATGAGATGTAAGCAAGATATTATATATTTTGCTGAAAAGTTTTTTACTATCATATCACCAGCAAAAGGAAAACACCTTATTGAATTATATCCTAAACAAAAGAAGCTCTTGAGAGCTATGGTTGATGAAAAAAGACTTATATCACTTGCATCTCGTCAGGTTGGTAAAACAACTACATATACAATATATGCACTTCATCAAACTATATTTTACCCTGAACAAGGTGTGCTAATCGCCGCCAACAAGAAAGACACAGCACTTGAAATTCTTGGAAGAATACAAATGGCTTATGAGTGTTTACCAAATTGGCTTAAACCAGGACTTATTGAATATAATAAAGGTAAAGTTAAATTTTCTAATTTATCAACAATACAAGGTGTTGCAACTGGTTCATCATCTGCTCGTGGTTCATCTGCTAAAATACTAATTCTTGACGAGTTCAGTTTTGTACCAAATAATATTTGTAGAGAGTTTTGGAACTCTGTATATCCTGTTATATCATCTTCTAAAGATTCAAAAGTAATAGTTGTATCAACACCTAACGGAGTTGGCAACCTTTATCATAGTCTTTGGGAAAAATCACAAAATGGTGAACAAGATGCAGAAGGTGAAGGCTGGAAAGGAATACGAATAGACTGGTATGATGTACCAGGTAGAGATGAAGTTTGGAAAAAGCAACAGATAGAAGCATTAGGACAAGCTGACTTTGATCAAGAGTTTGGTAATTCATTTTTATCTTCTTCAACACCTAAACTTATATCTGATAAATTAATTCAAGAGTTTAGAACATTTTCAGAAGACCATGAAGATTTAGGTAGGAATATTTCTTTAGAGGTCTATCAAAATAAAGAATTTAGTTACACTGTTTATCATGAACACATGATAGACCGTTCTTACATATTGTCTTTTGATGTAGGAAATGGTGTAGGTGTTGATTCATCTGTAGCTTATATCTGGGACGTAACTGATATGAGTAATATTGTTCAGTGTGCTATGTTTTCTGATAACAAGGTTGCCACAAATGAATTTTCTTATATAGTTTACAAAATGCATGAACACTATGGTAGATGTTGGATTGCAGGTGAGGCCAACTCAATAGGTAAGTCTGTTTTCGATTTATTAATACAACTATATGGTGTTGAAAACTTTGTGAGTATGAACAAAGGAAAACCAGGTATTTTAAGTCATGCTCAAATTAAATCAAAAGCTTGTCGATATGTTAAAAATTTATTAAGTAATCCTTCTGTAAGTCTAAAAATATATGACCAAAGTCTTATAAATGAGATGGAGTGGTTTGTTCAAAAAGATACAGTGAAACACGTTTTATATCATGCACTAAAAGGTAAACATGATGACCATATGCTTTCTTTTATATGGGGATTATATACTCTAAACGACTATGACATAGAAAATTATTTTTCAGTATTACAATATGTGAAAACACCAATAGGGGAAACTTTACCTTTATATCTACAAAGTTTAATAAACAAGAGTGAAGTAAACACAGACACTGTTGGTATATTAGACCAAGCTTGGAGAAAACAAAAAGAAGAAGACCAACTTATGATACAAAGAAAACTTGCAACACAGAAACAAAATTTAGAATATTTTGATAAAAAACCTAAACAATCAGGAGTCTTAGGAATGATGGAAAGACTTGAAAAACAAGAAGACTCTGAAGGCACTAGTATGCCATTTTTCATAGGTGGTCATGATGAAGAATGGTAAAATTAGTAAATACTATAAACACACGGAGAATAAATGACTTTACCGAATACAACTAATTTCGCAACTAATTTAAGATGGCTTGCAAATATACCTATGAACATACTTTTCCCTGATGAAAGTGATGTTAGTTTGAATTTAACAACATTTGATATACCAAATATAAATATTCAAACTGTTGAAAATAAGTATCAAGGTTATACAGTTGAAAGTCCAGCTGGTCTTATAGATTCAGAAGCAAAAGAAATAACATTTGAATATATTATAGATTCTGATATGAGAACTTATTTCTTTCTATATAAGTGGGCAAATTTATATACACAATATATTTTAGACACTACAACTGAAAATGATAGATATTCTAAAAAAGACCCTCAATCAGCTAGAGTGCCTGTTTTTGTTTCTATTTTAGATGAATATAAAAATGTTATATTAAAGATAAAATATTATAATTGTTGGATTAAAAGTTTTACTAACTTGAGTCTCTCTTATCAAGATACACCTTCACCTTTAACACATAGTTTTACTTTTGCTTACGAAAGATTTGAAATAGAAAGAATTGTACCAGAAGGTTATCACATGATGCCTGATGGTTCTATTATGCAAGGTGCACCTCATGATACAGGTGCTAATACTGGTTGGGATCAATCTAATCTATCTGCACCGTTTAGTGCGAGTAATACAGGTTTACAAAGAGGTTCTGATACAAGTCCTACGACACCAGCAGGTGGAAGTTCTTCTTACTAATCTCCATCTTCTTCAACAGGAGGTGAAACTTCAGCTTCTGAGTAAACAGATGTGTTTACTAAAGCATCTTTTTCAGTTACAGTAAGCCATTTATCTATTGTGTAACCTTTAG